GAAAATACTATAAGATGATAGCAAAGACAATAAAAGATAATACAATTACTAAAAATGGTAGGCAATACATAGGTAAAAGTAATATTATGTATGATTTATGTGCCGAGTTTAGGCGCGATAATAATAACTTTGACACTCAAAGATTTATCGAAGCTTGTAAGGATGATTAAGTAAAGCGCGTATTGTTTGTTGTTCCTAAATAGCGCCCCACTTGTTGGGGCGTTGTTGTTTGTATTCCTTTTATCTTCTTAAATAATAAAATCTATATAAAAACATAAATTAATTATAATTGGAACCAAAATTTCAACCTAAAACGAACCCCCAACGGGAACTTGGACGGGGGGGCGACACATAAAATAACACCCACACTCATTCTAACTCTATTTTTGAAACTATGTAACAACTTTCTTTTTATTATTAATTTTTCTTTCTAATAGGGATAATCTCTAGAGATATTCTATATAATATTCTCTATTATAGAGATTAATATAATCAAATAAATGAATTATGCAAGGTTTTTATTTTTGAAATTTTTTTTCTATATTAAGATATGGACATTAAAACAATAAAAGGCGTAGAGAATTATTTATACGATGATGACATTGAGTTTCGTGCTTTCAATCCTGGAAAAAAGATTATTGGTAATTGGAGAGAGGGTGCATCAGGTGATTGGGTGTATACTGATGACATGTATGTGCTTCAAATCATTAAACGTAGTGGTCTTAAGCATCCAGACTACAAAAAACCAAGAAATGTTGTTTTGACTGTGTGTGGTTCTTATATTGTAGAGCAAAAGACACACCAAATTTTAGGAGAACACGGAGTTGCAGAGAACATATTTACATTTTCGGGCAATTATAAAGCTGTTTATGAGCGTTCAAAGGAAAGAAAGCTAAATAATCGTGAATTTCTTTTCGCGAGATACGTTGCAGCAGGTGAAGATACGATTTCAGCGTATAAAAAAGCGTATCCAAAGGCAAAAGATGAAAATTATATCAAAAAGAAAACGAATGTTTTATTAAATAAAGAGGAAGTGAGAACAATGGTTAAAGAGGAAATCAAAAAGATACTTGCCGATGAAGGCATTTCACCTGAATGGATTGTAGGTAAGTACAAAGACATCGCGGAACTATCAGATAGGGATACTGATAAATTACGTTCTCTAGAGGCTCTTGCTAAAATGTCTGGATTATTCGATACAGAAAGAAAACAAGAACAATTAACAGTTTTTCAAGGTTTTACACCAGAACAAATGGAGGCATTAGGTGGAAAAGGTGAAACAAAACTTATCGCACATAAAGAAAAAGACGAAGAGTAAAGACCCTTGTCCTGTGTGTGATAGAGATTTATATCATAATGAACATTATTCCAAAAGGATTGGATTATTCGATGTAAATACTCCTGACCACAACATAATCGGGTGGGCATGTCCTAAATGCAATTCGGAATTTGATAATAAAGATAATATTATGTATATTTATGGCGAAGATTTTGATGCAGGAAAAGCATAAACAATTTAAAAGGAATATAAAATGGAAATAAAAGATGCAAGAAGTAGAAAATCGCATTGGGCTAGTGGAAATGTAGCGGGAGGATTAGAAGCTAATCGAGTTAAACGAAAAAATATTGAAGAATCAAATAAAGCTGCTGCAAAACGACATGCTGAAAAAAGTGCTAAAAGAAAAGAAGCTAGAGTTAGCGCAAGAGAAGAAAGACAAAAAGCTAGAGCAGCAAGAAGAAAATCAAGAAGAGAAAAAAGAATTGCTTTAAAAAATAAAAATATAGCTGCTAGCAAAGCAACTAGAGCTGCTAAAAAAGCAGAAAGAGCAAAACCTAAAAAATCACATTGGTCTTCAGGTCATAGGACTAATAAATAAAATGGCAAAATTTGGAAAAAGGTCTAAGCAAAGACTTAAAACATGCGATAAACGACTTCAAAAAATATTTAATGAGGTAATCAAATATGTTGATTGCTCTGTCTTGGAAGGACATAGGAGTGAAGAAAGGCAAAACAAATTATACGGAGAGGGAAAAACTAAAGTCCGTTACCCAAAAGGTAGGCATAATGCTAGCCCTTCTCTCGCTGTTGATGTTGCTCCTTACCCTATTGACTGGAAAGATAGAGAACGTTTCCACCTTTTTGCTGGGTTCGTCCTTGGGATGGCTCGTAGGATGGGTTATACTCTTCGCTGGGGAGGAGACTGGAATATGAATTTTGAGGTAGATGATAATAAATTTGATGATTTCCCTCATTTTGAAATAAGGGATAAATAATGAATTATGGATATATAGAAATTCCTAATAATTATTGGGATTCAAATTTAAGTGAATATGTATCTAATTTTAATGATTAAGGAGAAAAATGGCAAAAGCACATGAAAATATTGATAATCTACTATTAGTTGATACTTTAAATAGAATTGCTCATTCTAGCGATATGCTTGGTAATCAAGCACTATATCAAGCTAAAACTAAAGGTGGAGAAACAAGACATATTTTACAAAATTTTAGTGGAGATGCAGATAAACATAATTTAGAATTAATGGATTATTTATTAAGAGACCAAATAAAATCTAATCCAGCATATTCTGATACGTTAAGCTCAGAACAATTGCCTATAGTTAAAGAAAATATGGCAAGAGCTGGAAATCCATTAATGAATATTTTAAGATTACTTATGGGGAAAGGATAATAACATGCCACAAGGTAAAGGAACATATGGGTCAAAAGTAGGAAGACCACCTGAAAATAAAAATAAAAGTAAATCATCTAAACGAAATTCTAAGACGGCAAGGCAAAACAGATTAGAGCGTAATCGGGATAATTTAAACAAAATAGAAGAGCAGATTATTAGAGATGAAAAAGAAAGAGAAAAAAGACTTTTAAGAAAAGTAGATGCAAGAAAACGTAGTAAAAAAAGTTATTAATGGCAAATTTAAATCTTAATGGAAATGTATCTCAAAATGAAAAGGTTCTTGAAATGGCGTATAAAGACCTTATTGTATTTGGGAAGTTATTTTCACCGCAAGATTTTTTAGCATCTGCAACACCAGATTTTCATAATATAGTAGGTAAAAAGCTTTTAGACAAAGAAAACCAACAATTGGCTCTTGTATTGCCTCGTGACCACGCAAAGTCAACCTTAGCAGCAACGGCTGTCTTACATCGGTTCTTATTTGCGAATAAAGAAAGCCCAGAATTCATCGCTTGGGTTGGCGAGGCTCAAGACCAAGCAACAGATAATCTTAATTGGATTTCAAATCATATATATTCAAATCCAGCAATTCATTATTATTTTGGTGACCTTCAAGGTGAAAAATGGACTAAGACTGAAATTGTATTAAAAAACAACTGTAGAATGATTGCTAAAGGTACAGCTCAAAGATTGCGTGGTAAAAAACAATTATCTACAAGATATACTGGAATTATACTTGATGACTTTGAATCAGAGTTAAATACAAAAACTCCTGAAGCAAGATTGCAAATTAAGAACTGGGTTACAGCGGCAGTATATCCAGCTATTGATTTTGATAAAGGTGGATTTTTATGGTGTAATGGTACTATTGTTCATTATGATTCATTTTTAAATGGACTTGTTAAAAATCATAAAGAAGCTATGCATAATGGTGAAGATTATTCTTGGGATATTACAACATATAAAGCAATACTTGACGATGGTACTCCATTATGGCCTTCAAGGTGGCCTCTTAAAAAATTAGAAGAAAGAAAGCAATTTTATATAGATTCAGGTACACCTTCTAAATTTTATCAAGAATATATGAATCAAGCTAAATCACCTGAAGACCAAATATTTAGTGAAGAAGATATAACTGATAATTTATATAAAGGAAATCTTAAATTTAGCAAAGAATCAAATTCTTGGTATATAAAACTAGATGATGAAAGAATAGAATATGTCAATATTTATATTGGGGTTGACCCAGCTTCAACGCTTAGTTCAAAAAATGATTATAGTGTTATTATGGTTATTGGGGTTACTGCTGATTATGATTATTATATTATCGAATATTGGAGGCAGAGGGTGTTACCCATGGATTGCGCCGATGAGATATTTAAAATTGCAGAACGCTATAGTCCGATTAGAAGAATAAATATTGAAACAATCTCATATCAGGAAATGTTAAGAGATTATATACATAAAAGAAGTAAAAAAGAAGGAAAGTTTTTACCTGGTATAGAGCAAGGCATTAAAGGTTATGGCAATCAAAAAAAGAAAGATAGATTATTTGAAGGTCTTCAACCTATGTTTAAAGCTGGAGCAGTACATTTAAAAAAGAATATGCATGAATTTATTGGAGAACTTCTTGATTTTCCAAAAGGAACTCATGATGATACAATTGATGCTTTTTGGCTTTCTACTCAATATGCAAAAGGAAATTCAAAAGCTGGTAAAGTTAAAAAAGTTAAGAACGGAGAATCTTGGGAAAATCCAAAAAAGAAATATAATTGGATAACTGGAGCAAGGTATTGATTTATATTATAAAAATATTATATATTACAAGTTATGATAGAGCAAGATAAAAGAGCTAAATATATAGAGGAATTATGGAGAAGGTGGTTTGATGCAAGAAGTGAGTGGGATATTCAAGCCAGAGAAGATATTGACTTTTATTTAGGGAATCATTTTACTCCTGATGAAATTGATGCTCTTAATGAAAGAAATCAATCAAGTTTACCTTTAGATAGACTTTATTCTGCTATAGAACAATTTAAAGCAATTATAACATCTAAACCTCCCAAATTCTCAGCGGTAGGAAGAGAAGATTCTGATACTAAAATGGCTAATGTATGGAAAGTAATATTGGAATATGTATGGGATATATCAGATGGAGATGAAACATTTAAACAAGTTATACATGATTATGCTGTAACTGGACTTGGTTATTTTTATGCATATGTTGATAAAGAAGATGATTATGGAAGAGGTGAAGTTAAATTTACATATGTTGACCCATTTAGAGTTGTAGTTGACCCGAATTCTCGAAATAAATATTTTGATGATTCATCTGGAATGATGCTATCTACAATATTAACTCAAATGCAAATTCTTGAATTATACCCAGAACTATCTGAAGTTAATGAAGATGGAAAATCAATGATAGAAGAGATTAATACTTATTCAGATAATGATACATATCCATCCAATACTAATACTAGAACAGTTGGTTCATTTACTCCAGACAATACTAAAGATTTAGATAGAGGAGAGGGAACTGAGAAATATCAATTAATTGAACATTTTTCAAAAGTTAGCGTTCCTTATTATAGAATTTTTAATGCACAATCTCAAGAAGAAAAAATATTAGATTCTGAGAATATGCAAAAATTATTAGAAGATAAAACAATGGCTAAAGCTATTGAATCAGGATTAATTGATATTGTAGAAGTAAAACAAAAAAGAATTAAATTAACTTGTACTCTTGGACAAATAGTGTTATATGAAAAGATATTAGAGACAGATATATTCCCAATAGTTCCAGTACCTAATATTTGGACTAACACTCCATATCCAATGAGCGATGTAAGAAAAAATAAAGATTTTCAAAGATTTTTAAATAAAACTATGTCTTTAATAACATCACATGCACAAGCTGCATCTGGATTAAAACTTTTAATTCCTCAAGGTAGCATAGAAGATGTTGAAGAGCTAGAAAGAGATTGGGCAAATCCTAATGCAACAATTGAATATGACCCATCTTTTGGAGAACCGCATTTCCCCTCACCTCAACCTTTAGCGAGTTCTGTCATGCAATTACCTCAGCTCATAGAAAAATATATTGACCTTAATATGGGTATATTTGAAATGATGCAAGGGAATACCGATGTTGCTCCTAAAACATCTTCAGCTACTATGATGTTAGAAGATTTTGGTCAAAGAAGAAGTAAATCTAAATTAAGAGATGTCGAGGGAAGTTTAAAAAGATTAGGTAAGGTAATATATAATTTATCAAAAGCTCATTATAGTTTTCAGAAAACATTTAGAATTGTTCAACCTAATAATGATTTAAGTGAATTTACAATAAATAAAAGATTATATGATGATAAATCAAAAGAACTAACTCAAATTGAAAATGAATTAACTGTTGGTCAATTTGATGTAAGAGTTATTGGTAATTCTACAATGCCATCCAATAAATGGGGTGAATGGCAAATATATATGGAAGCATATCAAGCAGGACTTATAGATAAAGTTGAAGCACTTAAGAAAACAGAAATATTTGATAAAGAAGGAGTATTGCAAAGAACTGATATTATTATGCAATTACAACAACAATTGCAAGGCGCTCAAGAAACTATTAAGAATTTAGAAGGTGATTTACAAACAGCTCACAGAGAGTCAATCTCATCAAGGAAAAAAGTTGAAGTTGAGAAATTCAAAACTGAGCTTAAATCACAAGAATCACAATCCAAATCTGCTAATAATATAGCAGTTGGAAAACTAGAAACTGCAGTTAAACTCGAAGCAGAGAAGTTACGTTTACGTGGCCAAGCTCAAGAAAAGCAAGAGAAATTGCAAACAAAAGGAGAATAAAATGGACAACGCATTAGAAAATAACAATCTTGAAGAAGGTCAAGTTAATGATAATGTAGGGCAAGATGAAGGAGCTCAGCAGCAAGAATCTAAAAATGATTGGGAATCTCAAGCTAAATATTTTCAATCAGAAAAAGATAAATTACATGCTGAAAATCAAAAGTTAAAACAATACGAACAAGTTGGACAAATGTTGGAATCAAGACCTGATATTGTTAATACCATTAGTGGTATGGTTCAGGGTGGTCAACCAACTCAACCTGAGAGAATTGAATTATCTAAAGATGAATT